AGGGTGTTTGCGCCAGGTCATAATTACTAGCTGTTCATCGAGTTTGTATGGTGAGGCTGGGTATAGGCCGCGCAACACTTTAACCATTGCTGCTACATCGTCTTTTGTCATTTAACTAGGGCTTTCTGTAAGAGTCTATTTGTGATGAATTGCATATCTGATGGGCGCCAGCAGTAGGCCTCTGCGCCAGTAGCTGCGAGTGTGCCAAGCCAGTTGTGTTGCGCTGGGTCTAGGCGGCCTCGCTCTGTCTTGAGTTCTGCGAAAATTAGGCCTTTGTCTTTATGGGCCATTACTAGGTCAGGAAATCCTGGGTCGCCTTGGATGGCTGTCATCCATTTGCCGCCTACCTGTGATGCTCTGAAATGTGTGACGCGCCAGCCGTACATGACAGCCAACGCAATGACCTTGTTTTGGAATTCTTTCTCGCTAATGACCATTTAGCCGTCGCCTTTAATGTCGAGTACTGCCGGTTGCCATGTCCAGACGTAATAGCCGTGAGTGAGTGTGATTCGGTCGCCCCATGTCATCCAGTCGTTGCTGTATCGCCGCACTAATGGTGCAACATATGAGTTGTAGGTCATTTCCCAGTTGTATTTGTCCCAGCAGTCGCCCACGAATCTGAGCACAACTCGATTGCCTTTTGGGTAAACCTTTATTTCGTAGTAGTCGTCTTCCGTCATGATTGCCATTAGTTTTTCTTCCATCGTGAGAGGTCTCGTACCATTGCTTGCCAGTCTTCGCGAAAACGGTCTCGGTCTTCTTTGGTGTCATGCAGCAGACTTGAATAGCCCTGCAATATTTCCTGCAGCTGCACAATTTCTGCCTCATGTTGCAATATCTCTAGTTTCAGGTCTTCTATTTCCTGCAAGGCATTCGTGAGCAGGCGGGCCTGAAAATTCTCTAGATCATGTCGAGCCTGATCCTGTTTAGGCAACGACGTAATAAACGCATTCCATACCTGGTCATCGCTCAAAACGGTTCCTCCTGCTCTAATGGTTCGGCTGGCACTTCGCCGTTAACCAAGGCCTCAATGGCTTTTGAGACCTCAAATTTAGACATTGTCGCAATGTTGAGAGGCGGCAGTAGGCCTGCTTTTTTTAATTCGCTTTTGTATTTCCACAGTTGCTTTTCGCTTGGCGCATTCAAGGTGCCTGTTATTTTCATGTCGCCCTCGTAGCGCACTACCTTTGCCATTTCTTCACGGCTAGGGCGTTTTGACGGGTCAGAGCCGGCGTACCCGCAGTTTGCTAATGCTCGACCAATGGCTGAGGTTTCGCAGTTTTCCATGTGGCTTGTCGAGTTCACGCCTTTTTCTGTGTGGTGTTCCTCTGCATAGCCAGTTGCTATAAGCGTGTCGCCCTCCCACAGCTCGGCCTTAAATATGCACCATGCGCCAGGCTCGTATGCGTGCAATGTAGTGATGACGCGCGGCACAACTGACGACTTCACGACAGTTTCTAACCATCGTGAGAGTCTGGGCGCTACTGGTTCGTAGTTGTCAAGGTTAAATGCCATTATTCCCACCTGCCTGTTTCGTCGTAGTTTTGTATCCAGTCGGCTGCCCACAATGTGACCAAAGCAAACACTGTCATGACGCCCACAAATGCGAAAATGCCAAATACGTTGCGCATCAGATACCTCGCCATACTTTGATGGGCGCGCAATGCCGGCGCTTACTTGGCCGATATTGCCCTGTGTCCATAATCAGGTTGTTACGCGCACAACGCAAAATGACTGGCCCTAAAGCCCTGTTGTCGTGCACCTGTCCAGTCATGCCGTAAGTCTCTAGCTGTGCCCAAACGTCATCTGAGGTAAAGCCGTTTACAGCTGACTTTGCTAACCATTCCACAGCCATGTTTGCGGCCCTTAGCCAGTTGCTGTCTGTGTTGCCCTCGACACTGTTTATTGCTGCATCGCGCTCAGCGATGGCGTCAAACAAATTCGGGTGTTCCATATTTCCTCCTGCCGTAGTACTTATGGTGAACATAACATATTGAAACAACCAGGTGTGACATTTACCTGTTGCCGCTTGTGGCGCGCCAGTTGCCAATGCCTGAAGTCTTGTATAAATGCGCGGCCACAGCCAAATTGCAGGCTGGGCGTAACAATACCGACATGTCGCCATAACGGGTTTTGCATACCTGAGCAGTCACAGTTACCCATGTGCTGTTGATCTGCAACAGGCCGCTGTCGTACGTTTTAACGGCCCTACAACGCTTGTAGAGGCTCGCAACTTGCCGTTTGCAGTCTTTGTACGACATGCCAGGGTAATAGTTCCAGCCGATGGCTTTCGGGTCGCAACGGGATTCTCGATACATGATGGCGCTAAAGAGTTCGGGCGGTAACCCTACCTTGCGCATTGCAGCATGGTATTGCGGGCAGGCTTTAACTGGGGGGGTTGCGCTGTGCGCTGGGCCTGCTGGGAATGTGAGCGTGGCAACCATGAATGCCACGACAAAACGCCTAATAAATGCCTCTAAACATAAAACCTCTTTCTGCCGGTAAAACGACCTTACTAGCAGTTTTTAAGGTTTTGGGGGTTCTCCAGGAGGCGGAATGCTTTTCCAAGCCTTAACAAAGGCTTGAGGGTTATCTGCCATTGCTGGCGTCAGTTCTACATGTAGCCATTTTCCGCCGCCTGAGCCGCCGTTAGCGGTCTCTGTCCAGTCTTTCCAGCCTGGTTTGCCGTCACGGTTGCAGCGCCAGCCACGGCCCCATGTCTCAGTTCCAGGCTTTGTTGTGCCGGCGTAATCATGTACCTCTTCAATACCCAAAACTTTGTAGTTTGCTACCAGCCAGTTTGCCCACAATGCGGCTGTGGCTTTGTCTTTGTATCCAAGGTCTGCTGCTCGACCTGTGGCGTGTACTGACAAACGGTCTGAGCCGCGCATGTTTCTGACGGCCCAGGTGCCAAGGTTAGTAAAACCCTTGTTTGTCATTATGTCGACAAACTTTTCTGTGCCGGCGCGCTTGCCTGCAGCTGCGCCATCTGTTGTGCCGGTGTAAATCATGGCTTGTTAATAATGTCGGCAATACGGTGCAAAAGGCTTGCCACAGCTTGGCGCACAATTTTAAGTAGGCCTTTTTTGTCGTCGTCATTCATCGGTTTTGCCTTTCGGTTTATCTTTTAAGCCGTTTGCGCTGAGCAGGCCAGCAAGCGAGCCAGTTAAGAAAAGCAACAGAGGTTGCAAGGTTGCCCAAGCGCTTTTGTCGTTGTCTGATACTTCGAGCGGCTGAGTCACAAATAGCAGGCCGTAAAGTAGCGCCAATGTTGAGACCACAAAGGTTACGGATAGCGCGCAAGCAACAATAAAGATTAGGCGGGCTTTTATTTCCTCGCTGGTCATGCGTTCGGGTCGCCGTGGCGCTGGGATTATGGGCATTTAGTCTCAATGGCTTGTCGAGTAGTGCCGACGCTGGCGGTGTCTACGGTAATTGTTGTTGCTGCGCGCAAAGCCTTGTTTTTGGTACGTACTTCTGGGCAGTTAACTCGCTCACGGTCTCCGCAAGCAATGAGTATTGACGCAAACAAAACAGCAACAAAAGTAGTGCGCCAAATCATGCCGGCATCTCTGGGAAATCTGCGGTTTCTGCTGGTTCCCATGTTGCTGGGAAATCGCGCAACGCTTGGCGATATGTTGCCCAGGCTGTTTTGTCGCATTGCGCGTCTGGTAGTTGTGTCCAGTCTGACTCTGTAAGTAACTGGTTTCTTGCTGTTCTCATGCTTTGTAAATAACTGCCGTTGATGCTTTTTAGGTTAGATATCATGCTGCTCCCATATCTTCAATCATAAATTGGAGAGGCGCAGTACCACCAGCTAAGAGTACAGCAGTGTTGTTTTCTGTAATACCCCTTAACTTAAAAGTTTTGCTTCCTGCGGTTAATCCTGAAATAACGCTTACGCCTGAGAGGTTTACATAATTGCCACTAACGGTGTAGCCGAGAGAATAACCATAAAGAGCGTTAGTGCTATCGGCAAGAGTTATTTGCGTATAACCAGCTGCCGTGCTTTTTTGTGCGGATCCGCTCCAAGAGGCTCGGTACAAACGACCAGCAATTGCGGTAAAAGTAATGCTCATACTCGTAAGATCTTGGTTAGTAGTAGTTAATGTTAGATCACCGGTTGTGCGCACGGCCGTGCCCATAACGCCCCACGGCAAGTTGTTCATCTGTGCAGCAGTTACGACTTGCCCAGCTGTAAAAGTTGTATTTGCGGCCATTTAATACCCCAGTTTGTTTTCGTCTAGTTTGCCATAAACGGCATCATCCAATGTTAGATAGTCGTTAAGATCTTGCGCGCTTAAATAAAACGTGGCGCTGGCCTGCGACGGGTTGCCGCTAAACGTTGCGCCCTCCAACAGACAGTTGAACACGGTGCCTCGAAACGTGACGGTCACAGTTGAGCCGATCTGATCCATGCCATAAGACGGAATGTCGCCATTTTGTGCGCTCAGGTTGCAGGTCACGCTCAAAATGCGTTGTGTTGCTGTGCTGTAAGTAGACAGCAAGTAATTAGCAAAGTCTGTTGCCTGGCTTGTCGAGTTGTTTAACGTGTTAACCAAATATGTGCGAAATGGCGCAACGCCTGTTTGTACTGTGGCCTCGCCAAAAGACTCAGGGTCAACAGTTACCTGTGTATAAAAACTGTCTGCCAAGCTACTAAACGATATTTGCTCAAAAATATGGTTGCTGGCGTCGTTCGTGGTGTCGCTAAAATTGCCGTAAAAACCAGCAATTTTGCGGTATGCGTTGACCATCAAAATGCCGTCGCTGATGTCAATGAGTTTGCCGTTCATTGTCAATACGGCCCTGTTGACCCAGTCGCCCCAGGTGCCACTAATGGTTGTGGCTGGGAATGCCTGAGTTCCACCAAATGCGCTAGTTGTGCTGACATTTAGGCCTGTCTGTGTTGCGCACTGGCCTGCTTGCGCGCTGAGAGTGCCGGCTGTCATTGCGTAACTGTTGCCTTGCACTCGACCAAAGGCCGCAAAGTTCCCCTCGCAGCTCAAAGTAACAAAGTCTGCGTTGCCTACGCCGCCAGAGTAGGGGATGCCGTACTGCACCATTGCGTCAGTTATGCGACCGACAAAGAGCTGGCGATATGTGCCAGAGGTGCCGAGCCTTACCGATATGCGCAGCCAAGTGCCTGTCACAAATAGGGCATTGGGGGTTGCGTAGCCGGTCGGGTAACGCAAAACCACGTTGCCTGTGTTGGCGCTGTAGGCGTCTAAAGGTTTTTGCCGGCCATAGGTCAAAGACACGTTTTGCACGTTGTCAACAACAGTTGTAAGCGTTGCGTAAGTCGCGCCTACCTCTACCTGGTATTGAACTATTGCCATTAGAAGATGTTGCTTACCTTGATTGGCACGCTGCCGTTTTGGCGCATGTATGAGCGCAAGGCCTCAACTACTTGGTTAGGGTCGCCGCCATAAACGTTAATGTTTACGTTGTTGTCACGTTCTACAGCGTTTGCGCTGCCGTTTCTGCCTAGATCGGCTGGCTCAACTGGCTCAGCCATGCGGCCTAGTTTAATCTCTCCTAATGGGTCAATGTCTTTGCCCGGCTTAACAAGGTTTATACCGTAAATGACAACGTTAATTGCTTTAATAAACCCGTTGACCATGCCCTCGATGTAGCCGGCAATAGCATTTACAACAACGCGCACAACGGTTCTAAAGCCCTCAAATTTTTTGTATGCAACGACAATGGCTGCGCCTAACGCAATAATGCCAGCCGTGATTGCAACAGCGGGGTTTAACATCATTGCAGCGTTAACGGCAAGAATTGACACAGCCAAAATGCCCATGCCGGCAATAACAGCTGCTAACAAATCGGGGTTTTCTTGTGCCCAGTTAGCAAACTTTTCTAGCACTGGTTGCAGTTTTAACATAATTGGCAAGAACGCCGCGCCTATCGACTCTTTAGTTTCCGCAAACGCAATGCCTAACTTTTTCATGCCGCCTGCAGCTGTGTTTGCTGCAGCCTCGCCGGCGCCACCAAAGTTTTTGGTTAATACGGCCTGCACTTCAGCAAGGCTGGCGCCGTCTTTAATCATGGCTTTGATCTCTGGGCTGAGCGCGCCTAACGCTTTCATGTTCCCCGCATAGCCTTTTGACAATGCCTCGCTGACATCAACCAGCGGCTTACCTGTCGCCGCGGCTACGTCAGTGGCCAAGTTCATTAACTCTGTGGCTTTTGTAACGTCTTTAGTGGCAACAATTAACTTCTGAAACGCTGGCCGCGCCTCATCGTCTGATATTGCCGCGCTCTTGGCCAGGCTAGAAATGTAGTCCTTGACAGATTGCACTTGCGCATCAGTGGCGCCAGTGCTTGCCTTAATTTGTCGAGCCAAACTTGCCTGTGCGGCCTCGTCTTCTATTGCTGCTTTTACGCTGTCGCCAATAATGGCAGTCACAGCGCCTAGTGCTGCTGCGGCGGGTACAGCAGCCTTTTTAATAGCAAATTGGGCTTTTTGGCCTACGGTCTCCAGCTGCTTAAATTCTTTAACAGCACTTTTTATGCCTTTGCTATCAAACTGGCTGACAATGGGAATTGAAATCATCGCAAGTCCTTATTGACACGGTTAATGACGCGCAACGCTGCGCGCTCAATTTCGGTTGTGATGGCGCGTATCTGGCTGTAGACGGCTGGCCCAAAAATGCGGGTGCGGCCCTGCTGGGGCGTGTTGCCCAAATTGGTTGCCAAGTTGTTGCTAGTGCGACGGCCTGCGGTCTCGAATATGCCAGTGGCCGCGTCGGTCTGCTGGATGACGATTACGCCGTCGTTGTTGCGTCTTGTATCTAATTTGACTTTGACGCCCTTAGACGCCTTTGCAGGGTCGTATGGGAACAGTTTACGGCCGTTGTTAGACCACGGCCTAGACATGCCAGACAACGGCACGCCCAAAGACGAGTAGCGCTGCTGGGCGGCCTGTATTGCCGGCGCGGCTATCTGATTGAGTTCTGCAGCAAACTGTTTGCGTAGCCCAGGCTCAATTTTGTTCAGCGATGCTACAGCCTCTCGAATGCCCACAAGTTCTGTGTTAATTGTCGCTGTCATCGTTTCTGCCTTGCTTTGTTAATAATACTAATGCAAGTGTTCAGGTCAGACGTTAAAAACTCTATGTTTGGCGGCCAAAAGCCAGTCTCTATCAAAAGATGACAAAGAGCTAGTCTGTGGCCGCTTGTGTAGGGTTTGAGTCTTCCTGCTCTACAACTTCGGGCATTGCTACCAGTTTTTTAATAAAATCATCAAAGACAACTGGCACTGTGATGCCGTGTACTTTGCTGGCCTCCCAGGCTAGATAAGCCAAATCCTCGGCGCCGATGCCTTGCGCCAAGTCTGACATTTTGCGCTTGTATTTACGTTCCCATTGCACAGCGCACCAAAGGTTTGTTGTGACTTGGTGCGGGCCGTCGCCTGTATCAAGTTTTAATGTTATTTGCATGTCTGCCGCCTTGCGTCGGGTTAGTTATGGGCTTGTAATGTCGCGCGCGTAGGTTCCGCCTACAAACGACGCAGTAACCATGCTGAGTTCGCCTACAGCGCCAGCAATGGGCGTGAAGTTGACGAGCTGCATGTTAATGATTGTGTACTCGGGGTTGCTTGCGCTCTCTGTTGTCCCAGATGGGCTAATGACAAGTTGTGTTGTGCCGGTGCCTAAGTTTGCAGACAGGGTTGCCTCGACTTCTCCAGCGCCATACGACAGGTACATTTCAAGCTCGACTGCAACGGTCTGCAAGCCAGGAACAAAACGGTGGCCTGTATCGCCAAACGCAGTGCTTTCCAAGCTGTCAACGCCAAGAGTAATGGTTGCGCTACGGCACTGGTCGGTTAAATCAACAGCTGCGCCGCCAGTAGTTGGTGAGAGGTTTACTGTTGGGTTCGTTAGATATGTTGAAGTTGGCACTTTGTCTCCTGTAGTAACACTTCGTTATGGGTAAAGAGTAACACTTTTACGCTGTCTGTGCTTGTAAAGCCATTTGCAAGTTGTAACACGGGTAGGTCGCCCCGCCCATTTCAACTGCACTTGGCTGGCCTGACATAACAATAATGGGGCTTGCTAGCACGCTGGCCGCAATGCTTAACAGTTTCTGCAGTACTGGCAGGCCTGCTGGGCCTGTGCCAATGACCTTGACTTGGAATGTCATGCGCACAATGTTGCCTTTGCCGGCGATGGTCTCGAAACTTGGCGCGTCAAGAAACACACAGTTAGGCACTATTTTTGTGGCGTCGTTTACGACGCGCAGGCCTGTCACGGCTTGCAGTGTGGCTGTTACGTCTGCGATTGCCTCGTTAAACAGGTCTGTGTAAGCCATCAGGCAACCTGGGGGCGGTCAATGCCTAGCAGCTGCTTAATAACTGGGGTCATGGCATTAACGTTTGCTTGGCCCATGCCGTCAAAGGTTGCAAACGTGTCTTGCGTACTGCCTCGACTACGCCACAAGGCCGCCGCATACATGAGCGTGCCCAGAGTGACGTCGTGCCCAGGCGAGGTAGTTAATGAGTCTGCATAGCCTGACTCTTGCCTGCGACGATAGGCAAAATCGTTGCCGGCGTTGCGGGCCTGCGTAAGCAGTGTGTAATCGTCTGATGGGTCGGCTATGTCTACGCCCAAATAGGTTTCTAGCTGCGCGGCTGTAATCCAGGTGCAGCTCTGAGTGTAAGTGACGGTGCCGGTGTAAATAACGGTGTACTGAACGTCGTCGCCAGTACAAGAAAACAACACTTGGTTTTCTCTGGGCACGTTCGCATTGAACAAAAGCGCGCCTGACTCGCCATCAACGCCGATGTACTCATACAGCGGTATGTCAAGCACAGTAAATGTGCCGTTAAACGGTGCGCCCAAACTGCCAACAGTTACCTGCTGGCCCACAACTATTTCTGTGGGTTCCAGCGTCTGCACAACTGCGTAGTTGTCTAGCAGTTGCTTACCTTGCGTTTTATATGTAGCCATCGGCGGTAGCCGCCTTTCTGACTAAGCGATTGCGATTGACTTAACCTGGTCGCCGTCAGCGATAAAGGTTGAAACGTAACCGTAGTAGCTAAATTTTTTGCCGAGCTGGGAGGCCTCATCCTGAGTCATGATGCCCTGAATGCTCTCGTAGAACTCGATAGCTGAGCCACGCGCTACAACCATTGTGTTGTCGGCAAATGCGCGGTCAACAACCAAGTTAAGGCCCAGTGGGTTAAACGTGTTCAGTTGGGTAATGTTTGCAGTGCCCATTCCGTTTACGCCCATGAGACCTGCAGCGCCGGTGTACGGGAAAATCGGTTGCTTGTTTGCGTCGAGTTGGCTGCCCAATTTTTTCCAAACGTCAGGCGACACAAAAATGTGGTCTGGCAAGAAGTTTGTTGCAGCCAAAATGTCGGTGGCTGCGTCATACAACGCTGCGATAAGCGACGTTGGGTCGTTAGCAGTTACTGTCCATGTTGAACCTGACGCGGTGTCGCCGGCAAGGATTGCAGCGCAAGCCACAGCGTCGGATTGAATCATGTACTGTCCGACAAGGTCGCGCAAGATGATGTCGAGCGCTGCGGGCGACGTAAAGTCAACATCCTGAATGCTCAAAAATACCTGCCCAGCCAGCGTAGTTTTGCTAACTACGTTTGAGGCAATCACGGGAGTGCGTGCAGTTACGGTGCCGAGTTCGCTCTGTGAGCCCACTTCTGTGTGAGTTGTCCACGTCGGGCGGATAAACGTCTTTTGGTTTCCGCCATCTGGGAAAGCGCGAGCGCCGACAGCTGCAACAACTGGGCGAATGTAGTTGAGATCGTCGAACACTGGCCCGAGCACTGGCACTGGCAAGAGACCTGGTGTGTCAGTTGTGAGCACGTCACCAGCTGCGGCCTGCAATGCGGTCTGCTTTGACAATGCGAAATCGCGCGCGGCTGCGGCTACGTTGCGGAATGTTTCGCCGCCAATGTGCATCGCTGCGAGATATTCGCCAGCAGTTGGCATGTCAAAAGTACGTTTTGGTTGCGCAAACAATTTCTGTGAGCTGGCCTCAATGACTTCAGGTGCGTTTTGTTCTGACACTTCGGGTTCCTCCGGTAGTTCTGTTTCCGTTGTCGGGTCTTCTGATTCAGTATTGCACAAATTTTCTGAGTTTGTGTGAATACTGGCATTTACTTCGCTGATGGTCGCCCCCGCAAATGCGGGCTGAGGCACAAGCGACAGCTCTAACCAGTCTGCAGCCTCGACGACCATTACGCCGTCGTCGTTGTAACTAAATTTGGTTGGGTTTACGCCTACAGACACGCTGTCTAGTACGCCATCTCCAGCCAAGATCAGGGCCTCATCCCCTAGCGCAGTTGCACTGACCTTGGCTGAAAAATACATGTTTTCTTCGTCATCGTCGCGCTCGGTGACAAGCCCGATTGCTTGGCTGGCGTCGTGTTGCATGTAGAGCTTGGGGGCTTTGCCCTCGACTGGGAGGCTGCCGCGCAGGAACATTACTTCTGTTCCGCTGGCGTTTGCGGTGACGTTGTACGGCACGGCAATGCCGGTGATGGTGCGCGCTTTGGTGCCGTCAGCTGCGGCTGCGTCAACTGTAAAAGTGCTTGCGGTTACTCTGATCATGCTAAATCCTCCTGGGTGTTTTCATCGTCTGGCGTCAAAGCGTCAGCGACGTAGTTTTCTTCTAAGTAATTTTTTGCGTTGAATTTTACGTATGTGCCACGGGGCAAAACGTTGTTTTGGCTAAGGGTGCTGGCGATGCACTCGGCGTATGGTTTCACGCCAAAAATGTAGAGGTCAGCGCGTGATTGCTCTGAGCTGGTGTAAGCGTAGGAACCAGTAGCGACGCCTACAAGGTAGGGCGGGATTCCGCAAAGGCGCGACAAGTCGAGCGCGCTGTATTGTGCGCTTTCTATCATCAGCATTTTGTCAGGTGTCGCATTGCTTGGCTCATACGTCAAAAACTCGTTAAGCACTGCCGTTTGGGAGGTCATGCGCGCCTGGTTAAATGCGGCCCCGATATCGGCTAACTCTGTAGCGCTTAGAGGCTCGCCCCCGACCTGCCGCAAAACGCCAGAGGGTAACGACGAGCGGGCCATTGTGTAGCGGCTTTCTTGAATCTTTAACGCGGTCGCAATGGTTTCTGTGCTGCTGTACACGATGCCTTGGATTGGCGACAAGAATTGCACAAGGTCTTCTGAGGGTATTTGCTGGCCAGCAAAGTAAACCTCTTTGCTGATGCCAAAGAATACTGGGCCGTCGTTTTGGTCAGGTGTTGTAACACTGCCGGCAGGTATTCGTGTGAACGATGCTGGGAAACCGTCGGTTGTGCGCGAGCTGATGTACCAAAAGGCCCTGCCGTAGAAAAGCAAGTCGTCAAGTGTCCAGGCCATTAAAAAGTTGTAGGTAACGGTCGGGTCGGGCTGGCGTAGCCATGACCTCGGCGCGATGGGTACTTGTTCCATTTCGCCTGTCGAGTCGTTGTAAACCTCGTTGTACATTTGCAAAGGCATGCAAGCAATGACGCTGGCGAGCAGGTCACGGCTACGGCTGACAGTTGCCAAAGACATTGCGC